TAACAATGTACGTAATGAATAAGTAATACAAAAAAAAGGGGGCTTGCGCCCCCTCTTGTTATGCCCAGAATTTATCTTTTTCTGACAGCTGTATGGCCCCCATTAATAATTGACCATATTCTTTTTGACCTATCTTATCAATGACCTTCCTTCTAACATAACCAAGATCAAAGTTAAGCAGTTTTAAAGCAAGTGATCTGATAACAGCTTCATCTTCGTTCTGATCTAAGAATAACCAGTAAGCAGCTTGTAATCGATCGTGCCATATTAAGTCTTGATTAGTTACCTCAATGACGGCTTTTAACAATATAGCTTGAAGCAGTCTTGCACCCCCTTCCTTAGTATCAAAGATAATATTATCATCAGTATTAAAAGTTTTTTGGTAGGTAGTTATTATGTCCATAATTATTCCTTATCCATACGTTTAACAAAGTCATCCATAGCGTTACGCACCTTTATCGCTTCTGGCCCCATAATATTTTTCAAAGTGTCCTTGTTTATTTCATACAACTTCATAATCTTACTTTTCTTTTGTGCATTATCTAATGCTTCTGATCCCTCCATCTGTTTAATAAGACTAATAAATTTAGGTGCAAACTCATATTCATCTGCTAATGCTATTGGATTTTTGCCTGGCAGATTCAGGCTTACTACTTTTTTGTTAATGGCGCCTTGGCTTGTTGTCCCACTCCAGATGCAAAATTACCATCATCATCTTCTGGCGCTAATCCAGCTGCGGCCATAAGAGATCCACGCCTGGCATAGGTCAATGCAGCCATCGTTCCATGACAGTTGGCCTTATCTGTTGGCATACTTAACATACCACCGCTAATACTTTCACCAGACTCATGTAGGAATATAGTTTCTACCTTCACTCCATGCTCTACGTCATGCGTCTTTTGAATTAATGAGATGCCATTATTATGTAACGCATCGATAATTGCTTCGATAGCGCCAGATAGATCAACGTACTTAGATTTAAAGTGTGGGTTAGTTGATGTCTTAAGCGCTGGTGCAAATTCCTTCTGCGCTTGTAAAAATGCTTTTGCTATTTTATTTTCAGTATCCATATTGATTCCTTATAGTTGTTTAATTCTAAGTTTAGATTGACGTATTGAGTATGCGTCTTTTGCTGGAACTATCTTTTCTGGCTGGGCTTTATAATTTAGCATAGGCCAGGTGACTTTATAATCTCCAGCAATAGCTGTTTTACTATCCCTCATAGATTGCATGATAGTGGCTTGTAACGTATCGATACGATCATGTGATTCTTTGATCTTATCTTTTAGCTCTACCACCTCAGCAACTAATCCAGATAGTTCAGGCAACTGCACAACCTCATCTTCTGCGCCATCATAAATGGCAGTAGCTTCTTTGGTGCTAGTCATAGGAAGCCAGTCAGTTTCCTCATTCAATCGGTATTTTTCTACTCGCTCTTTAAAATCATAAGAGGCTTTTTTGATCTGAGCTTGTTTATCCTGATCTACTCCATATAAAAATAAACGCAGTTCAGTCCCTTTATAAAGTACAGCGATACAGCCCCAGGTTGAATGAGTGCAGGCCATCTGGGCTTGTAACTGTAACACCCCTCGATATATTGGCGGCTCGATTTCTGCGTCTTGGCCAGTGATTTTAATTTCTAAACATCCTCGGCCCTCCAGCACAACTGAGTCCTGGTTTACAGGAATAATTCCCTTATCCCAGTCAAGATGCAACTCCCTGCCATCACCATCAAGCGTAGCGTCTAGCGATACAGCTAGAGGCCATTCCTCATGGAATATGGCTTTTTCATATTTGGTGCGTGGGTTGCCAAGGCCTAGCCTGATCGAGGCTTGTTGTGCCACAACAGGTTCCAATACATCTCCCCATTTCATAGCCTCGTTTTGTGTGAAATTGTCAAGCGTTTTACCACTTATCCAATCGAAGGCGTCCTTTAAGCATTCATTAGGGCCTTTAAAATGACTATAGCCCATGTATGCAGGCAAAAGACTGCCGCTTAGTGTGTCATAAGGTGTTACTTTTCCGACCATATTGTACTCCCTTTTAATATTTCAATTTTCTTAATCAACTTATAAAGGGTTGAGTCTGTAAACTCAGCGCCATTTATTGTTAGGTGATCATTCTTTTTTAATAACTTAACTACCCTTTTTATGTTGGGCTTGTTATTCCCAGTAAGATTTTTAATGACCTTGGCCATATAAATAGTATATTCCTCGCTCCGTTTTTTGCTGTGCTGTCCTCCCATTAAAGCAGCCTGGCGCAAATATTCCCTGCGCTTGTTTATTTCAAGAGTGGCTAAATGTTCGCTTAACTTCTGCGCTTGTAATTCCAATTTTTGTCGGTATTGGTGCGCCTGGATAATGGCTAGCATTAGATTGAACCCCCGATTTTTAGATAGTCCTGGTAGTAGGCATTGGCCAGGTCTATCTCTTTAAAGATGTCGAAATTCATCTCCTGGACGTCCTGAAGGGTTTTATTGATTGAGTTGGTAGTTACAGCCCTGTAAGAGTTAAAATTCTCCATGTCGAACGCCTGGAGGGCTTCGTCTTGGTTATCGGCTACAATGTCCACCTGTTTTTGTACGATTTCAAGATAGGTTACGCGATACGTGTTTTTATACGTCATGTTATGTACTCCAAAAAGTTTATAAATGATTATCAAATAATAATCCCCCAAGGCGCTTAAAAAACGCCCTGGAAGGTATTACTAATCTATATATAAAGAATATTATTGTGCAATAGAATAAGGAATACAATGGCGCTGGCCAAAACTGCCTCCAGGCTATTCATAATTTTCATCGTCTTCAAACATTTCAGCCAAAAAATCGTCAACAAGATTCGCCACGTTGTTACGATGGACGTCTACCTCAAATTCCTGGCCGTTTTCATCTTCAGCTACGATTCTCCATGATGTAATTTTCATTATGCAACCTCCCTGGATAGTTTGAACTTACGATTAAATAACGGAATAAGGGCCAGGCCTAAGATACAGCCAAGGCCAGATCCTAGCGCCAATGGCATATTTAAAGCCACCATGCCGCCTAAAAAATCCGAGGTGGCATTCCCCAGGCCAGCGCCGACGATAGGCATAAGAGCGCCCATCTTGAAGCGCTCAGGGAGGTACTTTTCTACTTCGATCCCAGTAAAGGCGCCCAGGATCATGACGCCATTATCT